GTTTGAAGCCCGTCGGTGGAAGGTCGCCGACGCTGGGGACGGCCTCTTTGGAGACCTTTCAATCTACGAAATGGACGTACCACTCCAACTCAATGTCTTAGGACTCGTGGGCTCTTTTCGGGACCATGAGAGATGTGAAGAGTTCACCTACTACCGAACTGATGGGTCGAACGCCCTTCGGCATGAAGAGTGTCAATTTTTCGAAGAGCGTTTACAATGGAGCTCAGTTGCCTCTAGCATCCCTGACACCTTACAGGACGGTTTTTATGGTTACAGTGCTGGAGAAATGGGCCAGTGCGGCAACATCCTCATTGGGTACAAGCCCGGTCGGGTTCGCATCATGGGCATGCACATTGCCACGTGGCGCAATGGTCTCCACGGTAGCCGGGGTGTTGCAGCACCGCTCGTGATTGAGGATCTGAGGCAGGCGACAGGTGGCCTGGAATCCAATATGCGGCGTGGTGTTGTCGTTGAACCATCGCCCCCATTGCTTGGGCTTCACCCCTCTTATGAACATTGTGGCAAGCTTAAGGGTTTGCCAAATGTGGTTTCTGCACGGTCACGGTTCGTTGAATCTCCACTGTTCGGAGATCAGCTGCTGGCTGGGGTGACCCACGAACCTTCTCTGTTGGGCGAGGCAAACGACCCCCGTTGTGGAGAGGAGACGGCCCTGGACTTCGTCATTAAGGAGATGAATTCCGGTGTTACCGCCATTGGCGAGTTTGACGACAGAGACCTCCGGCATGTTGTTGAAGATTTCTGGTCTGGCGTTGACATTCGCCACGCTCGTCGAGTCTTAACGCTTGATGAGGTCCTTAACATACCGACGGATCACCCAGGTCTTTCCCCTATAGCGCTTAAGCCTTCAGCTGGATTCCCTTACGCACAGGAGTCCTCCCAACCTGGTAAAGCGGCTTACATTGATGGTGTCGCTCAACCACATGTTCTGAGGGACACAGTTTTGTTGGACGACTTGCGAGAAGATGAGCGTTTGTTGTCTAATGGAGAGACACCAGTGTTTATCTTTTCTGCTGCTCTTAAGAGTGAGCTCCGTTCTAAGACTAAGATTCTGGCCAAGAAAACCCGCGTAATCATGGGTGCTCCTCTCAACCACACTCTTTTGATGCGCCGTTACTTTGGCTCTTTTATCTCTTGGTCTCAGTCGACGTATTCTGACAACTTCAATGCCATTGGGATGGACCCTTATTCACGTGACTGGGATCACATGATACGGTACTTGGCTGAGGTTGGGGAGAGTGGTTTTGACGGTGATTACCAGAAATTTGAACGTTGTCTGACCACGCAACTTGGTGCGGCAGTCGTGGATATTATTGA